AGAAACAAGAGAACACTTACACAGGTGATGAGATAATGGGCATAGGCACAATGCACAAGTCGAATATGGTACCAATTCGTAAAGATAGTAATAATGCAAAAGAAATTGCAAAAATGAGAAGATAATGCTTGACAAAAAATTAAAAATATGTTAGGTTATTAATATAAAGCGACAGAGGAGACAGTATGATAAAATTTGAAGATTTAATACCTAAAACAAAACCTGTTTTTATACCGGGTTTGACACCTATAGAATTACTATTTGAAGAACAATACCAAACTATTTCTAAACGTATGTTAGAAACTGCAATAGCATGTTGGGAATCAAAAGAAGTAGATTTAAGACAACATTGCATTTTTGGTAAACCTGGGATTGGTAAAACTACAACATTGGTAATAGATTCACTTTGGCGAATCATACATAAAGGAGTAACTCAATACGGAAAACAAAATCAAGTTCATATTCTTGTTGCTCCTGATAAAGGATTAGTTGAAGAGGTTGAAGAACAACTAAAAGAAATGGCAAAAACCAAATTTAAACTTTTACAAGAAAATGGAATAGAGTTACAAGATGTTTATAATGACCCCTTAGATGTAAAAGGCGAGAGAAGAATAGAGATTCTTGTATGTACGATTCAGATGTTATTAGATGAACCAAAATATTTTGAACACATTAAAAATATAGAAATTACGGCAATATATACTGATGAGGCACATTTAAGTTTAGGTTCTCCAGGTGAGGATCCTGATACTTATAGGCTAGATGTTGGTCATAATGGTACAGATTATGAAGCAAAAAGGTTTCGAAAAATTAGAGATGAGTTAAACTACAGAATGTGGTTTTCATTTACTGGAACACCAACATATTCTCAAAGAAATGATAAAAAGAATTATAATGTGATATCAGATACTGATTATACGGCAGAGAGAAGATTGCCTTTTATGGACAAAAAAATTCATTTATTTCCTAATACTCCTAAAAATTATAATACTTTACCTTTACTTGGTGAAAAACTTTATAATCCACTAGAAGAAACTTTCAAAAATGTAACTCAAAAAAATGCAATTGGAAAACATTTAAAAAGTAAAATCGAGAAAAAGAATATTGATTCTATTCCAGAGTTAGGTCAAACAAAAGTTACTGCCTTAATAAAGGCAGGAAGAGATAATTCTTTAAAATATCTTAATACAAAAGAAGTTAAAGATGAATGGGAAAGATTAACTGAAGAATATAAAGACAAAACATTTGAATATGAAGGAATAGAATTACCTTATTCTGATGGCCTTGGAAAAATTAAAGTGTTAACTTCTAAAATTAAAGAAGACGGCAATAATAAAGATACATTTGATAAGTTAAATGATGAAAATGATGATACTGTTGCCGTTGTAGTAATTGAGATTGGAAAAGTTGGCGTAAATATTAAAAATTTAAGTACATTGTGTTTCTTAACTGTAGTTGAAAATGATGGTTCTGTAGACACTGGACCAACACAAGTTATTGGAAGATTAAACAGAACAAAGATTGGAGATTGGCCAACGTTTACATATCACGTTGCAAATATTAATAATTATGAACAAAGAAAACTTATGATTAAGTTGGCAATAAACACTCATCAACGAAGTTGTTTTGCGATTTCAGGCGGTCTTGTCTCAGGAGCATATGATTCTGCAATAGAAGGTAATATAAAATCAGAAGATGCTGAAGGTCATTTACAAGCATGGGTTAATATGATAAGAGAACATGGTGGCAAATCTTCAATAAGTGGAAAAGAAAGAGACCTTACTTACAAAAATGAAAGAAAAAATAGATGTGAATATCCAGGTTGCACTTGCTATGAAGACCTTGTATTAAATGCAGATGATGAACTAACTAAATCAGAGAGAGAAATAAACTACATACGTTCTTTACAAGTTGACCACATCGACGGTGATAGAGAAAATATGAATCCAGATAATTTATGGACTCTTTGCCCAAATAGGCACAGTATGAAAACTATGCAAAATCAAGATTATTTAAATAATTATGTTGACAATGATTAAAAAATATGATAGGATATAAAAATAATATGAGGAGAAAAATATGGCACAATTAAAAAGTATAAAAATAAAACCTAAGAAAAGAAGAAAAAAGGTAGAGTTGACGCCTGCACAACAGGCAGAGATGCAAGAAAGAATGAAGAAACTTCGTGAGGCAAGAGATGCCAAACGCGGTAATGAACCACCAAAGAATGTTCACCCATCAGTTCTTGCGAAAGAAGATAGTCATACATTATCATTGAATAATGTAAGAGGTTGGATTAAACATAACAAAGAATTGTTGTCTGGACAAAGAACTGCTGTACGTCAGAAAATTCCTGGTGCATTAATGAAATATGAAAGTATTCGTGGTTACATTGCAGACATGGAACACTATATAAGAACTGGTGATTGGATTAGTAACACATATGGTTTAGAACAACAGAACAAAACAAAGTGGCGTACTATTGCCCCTATAAATAAAGAATCAGAGGAAGTATGAACGTAAGCGAAAACTTTTTAAACAAAACAAAATTTACAGAACTAGTTCAAAAAACAGTAGCAGAATTTAAGATGACTTATATGGATGCCATCTTGCATATATGCGAAGAAAATGATATACTTCCAGAAGATGTAAAGAAATTTATCTCACCTGTCGTGAGAGATAAACTAGAGCAAGAAGCAGTATCTCTAAACTACTTGCCTAAAACAACGACAATAACATTTGAATAATACAGTTAATATTTCAGTTAATATAAGGAAAACAAAATGTCATTAGAAAACTTAAAAAAGAATCGAGACCAAATATCAAAACTATTACAGGCCGCAGAGGCCGTAGGTGAGAGTTCTACCACACAAACGAAATCGTATGCAGATGATAGAATTTGGAAACCGACTGTTGATAAAGCAGGTAATGGATATGCAGTCTTGAGATTTCTTCCATCAAAAGAAGGCGAAGATTTACCATGGGTTAGATATTGGGACCATGGTTTCAAAGGCCCTACAGGGTTATGGTATATTGAAAACTCTTTGACTTCTATTGGTCAACCTGACCCAGTATCAGAAATGAATTCTAAACTATGGAATTCTGGTACAGAGGAAGATAAAGCAATCGTTAGAGATAGAAAGAGAAGATTACACTATGTTGCAAACGTATATGTGGTGAGCGACTCTGGTAACCCTGCTAACGAAGGCAAAGTTATGTTGTATAAGTTCGGTAAGAAAATCTTTGAAAAGATTATGGACGTAATGCAACCTGCCTTTCAAGACGAAACACCTATTAATCCATTTGACTTATGGGAAGGTGCTGACTTCAAACTAAAAATCAGAAACGTTGAAGGTTATAGAAACTATGACAAATCTGAATTTGGTGATAAGTCTGCTCTATTCGAAGGTGATGAATCTAAACTAGAGGCAGTCTATGCACAAACTCATGGGTTGAAAGAGTTTACTGACCCAAGTAACTATAAGACTTATGATGAGTTAAAAGCAAAACTTATGAGAGTTCTTGGTGAAGAGTCTGAACCGACTCTAAGACAAGAAGCACAGGTAAATGAACCAGCGGTCGCTCCTCAACCAAAAGTTCTTGAACCTGTTACTGCAGAGAGTGTTGAACTAGATGATGAAGATGACACTATGTCATACTTTGCGAAACTCGCCGCAGAAGACTAAGAGAGAGGGGACTTCGGTCCCCTTTTTATTGCATTGCTTCTCTGTAAGAATTATCAGAAGTTGATGTATTTCCTGACATTAAATTATTAATTTGTGATGAACTCATATTTCTTAAATCATTTAGACTAGGAGCATTGTAGTACATACCACCTTTAAATGCCTGATTTTGTTCATTTATTGCATCAGTTATTGCTTTTATTTCATCGGCAGTCAAATTTGGATTTTTTAATAGATAACCACCCATACCACTTTTTATCATATAATCATTTGCCCAGTCTTTTGCGGCCTTTTCGTCAAAATTTTTTGCTTGTTCATTAAATGAATCAATTCCACTTTGAACAAATTCGTTAGTTTTATCTGCGACTTTTGTATAAGCAGAAGTAATATCATCACCAAAATTATCACCAAACCAAGTGAAAAAAGTATTTAACCAAGAATCTTCAAACCAATCTTCACCTCGTTTTTCCATTTCTCTTGTTTCTGCTAAAAGTTTTAGTCGCAACTCTTCATTTTGTTGTGCCAAGATATAAGCATTTTCTATCGAACTTGGGTCAAATACTTCTCCTGATGATTCCGCTTGTCTTTTTAATGATTGTTCGAAATCATATGCATTAATTTTTATCTTATTTGCTTCATCTAGAGAAGTATTCTCTAAATATTTCATACCATAATCTTCTGCATCTAAGTATCCTAAATCTTTTGCTGCCTTGTCACTTATTAAATTAATGTCATAATCTTTTCTACTTTCTTCAATTGCTTTTGCTTCTTGCTCCTCAAGGTTTTCTTTTATCCAATCTTTTAAATCTTTAAATGCCTGACTTTTTATAAATGCATAGAGTATAGGAATACCAACTGATGCAAGTGCAATTCCTATTCCTACTGGACCACCAGCGGCCCCTAATAAAAGTCTACCTGCGACACTAGAACCTGCTACAAGACCTCTTGTCAAAAGTCTTGCGCCTCCCATTGCAAGATTTCCTCCAACCCCTGCAACAGCACCAGCAACTCCGCCTGCAATACCGCCTGCTATTCCTAAGTTTCTTCTACCAAAACTTCCTGCCGCTAGAGCGCCTGAAACACCACTATTAAGTAACCCTCCTATTGATTTTAATAGTTTTTTGCTTTCTCTTTTTTCTTCCAAATCATCAAACTGTTTACCTTTTAACAACTTTAAATTTTCTGCATCAATTTTCAATCCACTTGTTAATGTTTGATTAATTTCTTCTAAAATGGTTCCGTTAATCTCTAAAAACTTTTCGTTTCGTTGTTGACCTTCTAACCAATTTTCTTTTAGTGTTTCAAAGTTTGATGATAGCACTTGTAGATGAGGAGTTATCTTTAATTGTATCTCATCATAAATTGCTCTACTAGTTTCTTCAGTACTTAATAATGTCTTATTAACGTCTGTTAAGGTTGTCATTGTCTTTTTGCTCTTTCGTTTTGCTCTTTGATGTGTTCATTTAATAAAGTCAAATAAATCTCCCTCTCCCACGGTACCATATCTTCTAGTTCAGTCAACGAATAATTAAAATTCTGCATAAGTTGAAAATTAATTTTATAATAATTTTCTAAACTATCATGCGAGAGGCATACTAAAAAAAATTTTCCACACCCTCCAATGTTCTAGTGTTATGTGTACCACATTTTTGACAAGTTACATTTATTTTTTGTGTCAATTTAGGTAAACTGTTTACATATTTACTAATCTTATCAAATTGGTCACTTGTTAATGATTCGATAAACTTTATTTTTTCTTCTAAAGGTTCATCTTTAAATTCAATATTTTCTTCATTAGTCTGTAGAGATTGAATACAAGATACAATAAACTTTATCATAAAATCTTCTGCACTTTCAGTATTAGCAACAATGTCTGCATAAGTAGGATATTTCATTTTTATTTTTATATCATCAGTCAATTGTATTGTTGCAGGTTTATCTTTTACTTCAGGTATATCAATTGTTGATAAGTCTATGCTAAAAGGTGTTGCTTCATTACACTTAACACATTTTAAACTTAACTCTGCGTTTTCACCAACTGATTTGGACCTAATTTGTGTAAAGATATAATCAACATCAAATATAGGAAGACTTTCTGCTTTTACCGCTTCATAAGTACAAGAGTTAATACAATTCATAATTGCACTAACTATCTGCGACCTATCTTGCGACTCATAAGCAATTAATAATATTTTTTGTTCTTTTACAAGAAAAGGTCTATATTTAACTTGTTTTCCTGTAGACGGAACATTCAAATTGTACATAGGTACATCATTTAGTTTGGGTAATGCCATTATGCTCTCCTTTTCAATACTTCCCAAGCATCAACTTTTATAAATCGTTTGTTTGTTTCGTTTTTATTTGGATTAGGTATAGTGATTTTTGCTTTCTTACCAGCATTAAATGCCTGTACTTGTGCTATAAATCTATCAATACTTTCTAACCATTCACTTCTATTTTTATTTAGAACTTTTTTATTATGATTGTTACCACCACCAGAAGTCCTACTTGTTCTACTTCTTTTT